ATGGCAGCCCCAACAGTTTCAAGAGGGAGACTGGCACTGCGAAGCAGTTATGGGGATAGAAGAGGTGAGAATACTTCACCACACGATCACCGAATATCTTGATAAATTTGAAGATATACCGCCAGTCAATAAATCGTATCTAGAACATATACAAAGTAAAATGTTCGCCATGATTGCAGAATACAACCTAGAGTTATAACCACATGAATTTGAATATTATTAATGAAAAGACTCATAGAGTCAATGATGAACTAAAATATGACATTCACAGACTAGAATCACACCCGATCATTGTCATTGATGATGTATTGGAAAATCCGCATGACTTCATAAGTGAGGTGGTGGAGAAGATTCCTATGCAATATAATGAAATAGGAAAAGGCGATCCAGACGAGGTATTTCCAGGCTACCAATCAAATGTACATCTTGATCTAGCAGAACTATCCAAACTCACTGGACACATGATACAAAAGTGTACAGATTTTAAAAATATTGATCCAGACAGAGTAAAACTATTATATCAAGTCAATGCCATGTATAGTGATAAGGAAGTTCCTAGAATCTCTATACAACCACACATAGACCCAGCCATATATGCAACAGTATTATATCTAAATGAGGAAGGTGAAGGCGGAACTTCATTTTTCACCCATAATGCAACTGGACTAACTAATACAGAGAACATACACAAACCATTTAAAAGAACCCAAGAGTATTGGAATCTTAAAGAATGGATTTATGATTTCTCTGAAAAGGCAACCGACCTAATAGACAATGATACAACTCTTATTGAAGAGGTATGGGAAGAACAACATCATGTGAAAATGAAATTTAATAGAATGATTATATACCCTTCTTTTATGTGGCATAGTGCTATAATGAAAAAAGGTTGGTATAAAGATGATCCTAGAATATCATTATCTGGATTTGTCTTTGCTCCTTCACTTAATGTAGATATCAATGCTGAATGAAACAAATCAATTATTTCACTATATCCTTCATTCTGGGAATGTTCTTCCTACACTCGATCATAGAAGATTGCTCGAACTCGTTGAAGGATTAGATTGGCCTGAACCAGGCAATCCTCCTCCTAGTACATATTATGATCTAAAAGGCTATAGGTCACAAATGCTCATAGAACCCGAACATGGGGAGATATTTGACCTAATTCATAAGGCACATATTAGATTGATGCCTAGCATATATGAACATTATGGAAATACTTTACCAAAAGACCCTATCTACGATAAATACTCTGGATACTGGTTATGTAAATATCCAGAGGGCGGTTATCTTTCTCCTCATGCAGATGTTGATGCTGACGCTGGTTCAGTAACCGCATCTTATACTATTAATGATGATTATGAAGGCGGTTGGATCACATTTTGGGGAAAATATAATATTCTCTCAGGAGGCAACTCTGCTCATGTATATCCAAGCAATCACTTGTTTAAACATGAAGTCACACCTGTGACTAAAGGCGAGAGATACTCAGTTATCACTTGGTTCAGTTACGAAAAAGGAAAAGAATGGTTGACATAGAAAACCTAACTAACATATCAAATTCTGGACAGTATCCTACTCTATTCAATTCAGAGGATATTGAAGCGGTAAAGAGTATTGTAGAGATATATCCTGATTTATTCTCTATTGGTATGAATCAAGGTATGGGATTAATAAAGAGTGAATCAGATGCAACAAAGTATGGATTTAAGTTTCAAATACCAACAGGCATAGAACAATATCAGTATTTTGATGGACATATAGGAACTAATGTGTTGTTTAAATATCTGAACAAATACAAATTTCTATATTTTAAAAATGGAGTGATGATAGAGGAATTGATGTCATTTGACCCGCCTGCATTGTTTGCTCCGAGTATAGAAGGATTATGTCAATTAGCAACAGAGGCCACAGGGAATACTGATACTTCATCTTTAAAGGAACTATTAGAGTTATTTGATGCTGACATAGAGAACTATAGTATTAGTAGTGCTAATGTTAGCAGAGTCAATAAGAATATTAGAATAGGCCTGATAAAAACGGATATGAATATATCAGAGGATATATTAAAATATCTTGGCACTAGATCAAATACCAAGACATATATTAATATAAAAGGTGTAACTGATTGCGTAGATGAATTGGCAGTGGATCAGGAAAATAATTTGATAGAGATAGTAATAGAGTTCAATGAAACAGGTTTAGTTAAGAATTTAGGTTACTCTTTATCAACACAGTTTGCCAAAGATGCCCCAGAGGGAACAACTGCTCAAGATAATTGGGTAACATACTCACAGAGACATGAATCTCATAATTCATCTGTAGCATCAATATCCAGTAACGCTAAGACATTCTTATGGATGCCAGACTCATGGATAGATGAAATATCTACATGGGAACAGTTACCTTCCGCAGTTCATGGTGCTACAATTATAACTGCTAGCTCAGAAGGAACTAAAACTGAATTAGTATATGGTTTAGATTAGATATTAGATATACTACCGCTACCGCCAAACTGAATTTTACCATTATTACCGCCAGCACCTCCACCTCCTTGGCCTCCTTGCCCATTTCTACCAGATGAATGGTATCCACAACCCTGTTGATCTCCAGCGCCTTGAGTTCCTGTACCGCCTTGGCCTCCACCTTGACCATTTGATTCAAATGCACCGCCTTGGCCTCCGCCACCGCCAGAGCCACCTGTGCCGCCTCCTCTACTGCTTCCTCCAGAGCCTCCAGCACCGCCTGAACCATTCCTACTACTTGCAGTTTGAATATCAATAAAGGCATTGTTTCCATTCCAGTAATATCCCGCTCCTCTACCACCTTGGCCTCCACTACCACCATTACCGCCTGCTCCTCCATTGTTTGAACAGACACGATAAGAACTATTACAGAACCAACCACTACATCTTCTTCCACCAGAGTGACCGCCACCGCCACCTTTACCACCATTGCCGCCGCCTCCGCCGCCTCCGCCTGCGCCACGGACTCTTGAATCTTTGTGGTTATTGGGCATGAATATTGGAGAACTTACTACCATTGCTCTTCCGCCTGCCTTTCCGTTATTACCTCCACCACCTCCACCTTCTCCAGAATAACCTCTGACACGAGGATTACCAGATGCACTGGTAACGTAAGCAATGATTTGACCATTACCACCACTATTAAATCTTACTGCTGGACTTAGATCAGAGTTACCTCCGAAGTTACCATTAAGATTGATTTGTTTATTTACAGTTGAAGTCCATTCAGTATTACCAAACACCTCATATCTTGCCTGACAGTGCATCCAATTTCCATTACAGTCGGCAGTGATCTTACTTACACTATTTCTTAGATCGCCAAATGATATTGCACCACTGGTAGGAACATTATTGTTATCAGATATATTCGCAACTCCTTGCCCTCTATAGTATGAACCAAGATTATTGCCAGAAACATACTTAGAGTTTATTTGACTCATTGATATTGAACCACTAGCAAATTCTGTAGTCTTGCTTATACTTAGACTTCCATTACCAACAGGACCACTTGTGAAATCACTATAATTGTCATTTGATACATCTGAAAAAACTTTTGATGATGTAAGATCATAATTCATATCATACATCGCTTGGTTATCTTCCAGATCAATCGCTATGATCTTATCTTTATCTGCCTCATAGTGTGATGCCACACCTGACATATATTTTACACAGTCTTTTAGATCAGCATTGACGTTAAAATTAACGCCATTTCTTCTTATAATAGGATTGACAAATACTACGCCCTCAGACCAATAATCATTTGCTAGGTTCAACCACTCATTAATTTCTAGATGTTCAGTTATAAATGATTCCTCAGTAGGCACGATATGGATTCTCTTCGTACCCTCAGTGGTTCTAGAAGGATCGTAATTATCGTTATAGTACCAAATGCGACAATAGAAGTCTCCAACAGTTGCAAGAGTCTTGTAGATAACATCATGCTTGCACATGACATTCTTTACAGTTGGATTGATTTCGGTTCTTTGCAGTTCTGGATTGGTTTCTATCTCATAGTCAGAGTATGCCATTCTTTGTAGTGATACCTTGCCAATTCTATTTATTATGGTATGATATATAAGGTAAGTGCATCAAGATTATGAGTCATAAAGAAGATCTGACTAAAAGAGCAAATGATTTACAGGCAGAGATACAAGAGTTGAGTAAAACCTTTGAACTCAGAAAAGAAGAGTTTTTAAAGGTACAAGGCGCTTTAGAAATGCTCCAAATCTTAGAAAATGAGAAAACAAGTAAAGAAACTTGACGATTTAATTATCAAAAAAGAAAACCCAAGACTATACAAACAGATGTACAGTACAAAAACTGTACACTGCTGCCCCAAATGTGGTAATTTATTTGTGGATTAGGGTTGACAGACAATAAAGATCATGTTAGAATGGGTGCATGAAACAATTTCCGCCTGCCATTAAAGAATACATACCACTCAAAGGAAGCGGTGTGGCGTATCTCTATGAGTACACCAATACCGAGAACATGATGAAGTATGTTGGTATCCACTTAGGATTGCCTGAGGACACTTATCTTGAGAGTTCAAAGAATCCTGAGTTTAGGAAGATAATGGCAGGGTCAGAACCTGTTTTAATATTCAAAATACTACAATACGGAACATACAAACAAATGCAAGACGCTGAACACGCAATCCTATCTGAGGTAGATGCGAGAAACAACCCAAACTATTACAATCAGAGTAATGGTTCGCCCTCATTCTCACACAAGTCACTCGACATTGAGAAGTGTAAGGACATTGATTCTAGAAGAAGAAGAGGGGAGTTCAATGTAGGTAAGAAACCCATTGAGGATTGGGTTGATGTACCAAGATTTCAAGGTAGAGCAGAGGAACTAGATCATAAATCAGTTCGTAAGATCAAAGGATTGATTGAAGCAAATGGCGGTAACACAGACAACTGTGACCCTATATTCATCATACTTGGAGAGTTAAACAACGGAAACCATACTCTCACTGCTGCATCAGAATGTACTAAGGTAATTGACATACCAGTTGCAATCTTGCCTGACGATATTGGTAAGACTCTATCTGATCTTGAGATTGATTACTTATCTAAACTTGCTAACAAGGAAGATGAGAAGCACAAAACATCAAACAGTAAGAAAGATATTGTAAAGACTCTGGTTAAGAACAAACTTGCAGACCCAAAGTTTGACTTTGATTCAGCAAGATGCCTTGCGCTTCTTGAAGGTTTATTAGTTAGAACTAAGAATGAACAGAACAGTATCAAGAAAATGGCGAAGTCACAGTATATTACTGAAAAGAATCGTCTTGAGGGTAAAGTTCGCATCAACTGGGAACTAAAATCTAACAAGTCAATCTTGAGTGCCAAGTGTGATGATCTAAGGGACAGTAATACATTAGTATATTCTGCTTCATCAGGTCACACAAACAAACTTGATACCGAGTTTATCACTCATATCAACTTGAACCCTGCTAAACCACATATTGTTATCGTCATACACCACCCAAGTGATGAGGCGGAAAAATCATGGAATAGAACAGAAGGTGCAAAAATGTACAACAGATTCACTGATTTCTTTGAAAATATGACTATGCCTGAGGTAGATGGCATACAAGTTGAGAGAACAATCAGATTCGTACCTATGGATTCATACAAATATGATAGAAGTTTACGATAACTTCTTACCTACAGAGGTCTTTACGCCCATCAAGGATTATGTCTTTGGTGGGCGTATGCCTTGGTACTATTC